CTGGAATACCATAGAAGTTATATTGCGTGGTATAGTACGGCAGCATATCATCCATGATAGCTGACTCTGTAATGATCTCGTTTAACTTAATTAATCCTGTCTCTGCCTGCTCGGCTGCCACGTTTTGAAAGCCACGACTTACGATCTCACTTGTATAAAAAGCCTCATTGATAAGTTGAGCTGCACTGTAAATTATGGGCATCCTTGCCCTCCTTATATTACCAGAGGGGCATTAACCCCTCTAGCGTTATGGCCTTATAGAATGTCTATATATCCAGCAATAGTGAATGCAACATTATCATTGCTTGTTGCAGCCCCTCCATAAGCTTGAGTACAATAATCTATTTCCATTACTGGAGTAGCAGCGTTATTCAATGCACATGGACAAACCAATTGCGCTACTTGAAAAAGACTTGCCGATGCCCCGACAAGAGATGACATCTTAGAGTAAGAAAGAGTTGTTGCAGGAGCACTGCTTGTACCATTGGCAGCAGTTAAGAGCAGACAATTGCCTGGGGTTCCTGCAGATAAAGCACAGTTTACCAATACATCAACAGAAAGTTGTGGAACTATTCCAAGTAAGGCTCCAATAGTTACATATGTTTGTGAGCTACCAGTTGCCCCAGGACCGCCAGCCCCAACAGCAACAGGCGTTTGATATCTCATGGTACGATTTTTGCCATAGCCAGTTTGAATAAATGGCTCAATAGTTATTACGCTCGGGGTAGCAGAACTTCCATTAATTCTAACAAACCCTATCCTGCGATACATATCATAACCAGCTGGTAATAATGGGCCAGTTGAAGATTTAGAAATCATCGCCCCTGCCGGCAAATATGAATTACCAATTGAGATAGTAGAAGTTTCTCCACTAGCTGGGTCGGTCATAGTATAACTAGTAGCCAAACCTCCAGCTGAAGCTGCTGAAGTTGTACTGCCATTGGTTGAACTAGCGACGACATATACATAATAGATAGTATTGGTAGCAGTTCCTGCTGTTCCTAGAGTTCCAGTATCAAGGCCATTAAGTCCTGTGGTTGTTACAGCGCTTGTGCTTGGAACAGTAACGGTAACCGCTGAAGACAGCACTATATCGTTGATATTGGTTGAGTCACGAAATTGCCCTGATGCCACAGTAAATGTGGTAGAGGTTGCATAAGTTAACCGTCCCCCTTGAATATCTAGGTAGCCAAGGTTGGTTATTGGATAAGTTGGATTAGTCATGGTTTTTTCCTTAAGTTAAGTTTGTTTCAGTTTCAATCTATAGGCGCCTATAGCATTACTGAGTCAACGGCAGCACCAGTGCCATGCTCATTTCCGGGACCAATGTATAACCATAGATACAATCATGCACAATACCCATCATATCTGCGCCGAACATGGTTCCGAAATACATCCGTATTGATACACCTGTATCTGGATCTATTTCATTACCGGTATAGTAAGGAGGCTGGTCTGGTAACTTAGGCATAGCTAAGAACAGAGGGTCTCCTGCATAAATCAAACCACTCTTATGGCTTGGCATTACCGAGCATTGCATACCTGCCACAATCGGGGTATTCAAATTCTGGTAACTACAAGAATTAGCCTGCAATGAAAAGGCATTCGATTGAGGACCAACTAGTACCACTACGTTGCTTCCATTAGAAGCAGAGCCTTGAGCTGCTGAGAATTGTACTGGGCTATTTGAAACCTTATGACCGATAAAGGTTAAATATCTCAAATCGGTATATCCGCTTACGCCGTCTTTAAACTGTAATCTGTCGTATTGAGCAATACTGTTGTTATCAGATGCACTATTGCAGCCATTAAATTGAATAGCAGTAACAGAGCCATCAGAGGTTTTTGGGATAGTAGAAGAGGTCCCATTACTATTGTACCAAGTCAAAGAGCCAGTAGCATTAGTAGCTACAACGGTTAGAGTTGAGCCCTTGGTGCCTTCAGTTCCTGCATAGTGAATTGGCAGCAAGTTTGATTTGAACCAATCACAATTGCTAAAAGAGCCTAATTCCCAAGAATTGGCATCTTTATTGTTCCTATCTAAAGCGAACTGATTTAGCCCAGTTCCAATGATTTGCGGCTCTGCTATATCAGAGATAAACCCTTTAGCGCGGCCAGTGGCAGAGCCAAAGTTACGAAACATGGCTAATGCTTGAGCTAATTGAGTATAGGAAGTTATAGGAGTTGTTCCATCTCCAAAGAAACGGAAGGTGTTTTGTAGACATACTTGAGCTACATCTGATTCAACTTGAGTTCCAATTTCATATACTGCGCTCTTTCCCCAGCGATGCATATACTCTTCTACTTGGTAGACAAATTGTGCAGAGCTGAAAGAAAGGAAAGTAGATTTTGGATTACTGCAAATAAGAGATTGAGTCCTTTGTATTGCTGGTTGTGCACTAACAACTAAAGAATTGTTAGTAATTAAGCGTGGCGGCAAATCAAAAGAGACAGCGTCCCCTAAATTGCCTACTAGTCTTTCAAAATCTTTAAATTTAGTGTTTGCATTTGAAATAAAGCAACATAGATTTTGTAAATACCCAAGTGAAGATAATTGATAAGTTTGCACTTGTTGTAATATATTTTGAGCTGGTGCTGGCATTTTCTTTCCTTAAAATTAATCCATTAATTTCAAGGTATGGTATTCGGGCTAACCTCTTAACCAAGACACATTTTTAAAGTCCTTTATAGTCATCGGGCGGCCGGCATCCATACCTACCGTTGATGGCTTGAGTGATTTTAAAGGGGGTGGAACTTCAGCATTGCTAGCTTTAGCGGTTAGATTCTTGGTTACCGAGGCAGCTAGTTTCTTTAACTGTCTGGTCGCCATCGATTCTGATTTCTGCGCTAAATCATTAATTTCAATTAGTTTACTGGGATTACTTACTAGCTCGTACATAACTTGTTGTAGATTTCCATCTACCACCTGTCCTGCTAATAAGGCAGCATAAGGATATGTCCAAGGATTAAAATCTGCCATCACTTCTTTGTAGTCCGATGGCAAAGTTTCAGCCTCAGATCCTTGGCCCATCTTAAGATAATACTGCTGTGAAAGCTCATCTAATTTCGCTTTCTGAGCTCTTTCTTGCTCCTCTTCTTTGAAAGCCTTCGCTTTATCAAGAAGATCTTCAAAAAGCTCCTTCTTTAACTCTTCCTTATTTATTCCAGAAGCCGCTAACTCTGTCCTTGGCTCTTCTTTAACTTTAGGAACAGCCATCTCAGAGCGTACTCTTTGCAATTCAGCCTCGTGAGCCTCTTGCATTTCCCGTCTGGCAGCTTCTGCCGCACGGTGCTTTTCCCATTTAACAATGTTGTTTACTTCGCTAGCAGGTAGCATCTTCTCTGGAGGAGAGGAAGCTTGCTCACTACTAACAATAGGCGTTTCTATCCCTGAATCTTTCAAGTCATCCATGACACACATCCCTTGTGTAATATAGGTCTATCCTCGTGCGGCGAGTTCCGACTATTCTAACCCGATAGCTGGTTTTCCCTAAATCAACTTTGGTTCGTGGTCTGTCTCTGGACCAGCGGCGGAGCTATGTGCAGCAGCATCAGGAGATCGCAATACAGGTATGGCATAGCGCCGAACCAGGTGTCTCCGATGCATATACACGATTGATGACGC